GTCCATGGTGTGCACGGAAAATCTTCTTGAATGAACATAAGCAAGTTTCCATAGTGAAGAAATCAATTTCATTTTTTAGACTGGGGAATCGATCCCTCGTTTCCTCGAGAATAGACTTCGATTCTCGCTCAAGATCCAGATACTCTCCTGCAGTAAGTTTTCTATCCACAAGGTCTTCACGTCCCAAGGCATAAAGCAGACCATTACGATGAGAACGGGAACCATCAAAATCACTAAGCATGAGACTAGTAGGAGATACCCTAATCCCAGCAGTATGACGAAGATGCTGTAGATAAAACCAAGTGGAATAACGCCCAAACTTGTGCAGGCTAGACTTAATGCCTTCCCACAAGTTTTCAAAGTTTGCTTCCTCGTTGTCACCATAATAACTCTCCAGTCTTTCACGTTGGGTTTTGTTTCCAATAAACTTCTGATATGATTCGAACATGGCAGGTAAGTGACCCTTATTCCATTTCGTATCGGTTTGATATCGTAGTCGTTTGTAGTTAGTGGCATTCCACTGTTCCATACGATCTACGGTAGCCAACTCAAAGTCAGGGAATTCGTTCTTCAATACCCATGCTGTTGGAAGTTGATAGGTATTACCATAGAGCCATGCGAGCCAGATGCGTTCTTCATCATTGTGTTCATAACGATTATGAAGATAGTTAGTGCACCAAACTGCTGGATCACAGTCATCGTACTTCAACGACCATGCATACCATCGGATGAACGACTCTCTACGATTTTGTTGTAAACGATAATCCATTATTCTAAAAATTCTTCAAGTGATGGTTGTTCCATCAATGCTTCTCTTAGCCACGCATCTCCAACTGCATCAATTGCTGCCTGTGTCTTGGCTTTCTTTCTATCACTCCACTTGTATGTTTCTAATCCTTCTGCTCTAAATTGATCCCTTGCTTTATAAGGTGGGAGAGCCGAAACTGGATTTGCGATAGCAGAAACTCTAAATGCGACTTGCTCAGTGCGAGTGGCGAATAGAGGTTGGTCAGAGCGGAGCGAGCCTGTTGGGTCAACTGCCCAGAAGATGAGACCATTTCTGTAATGCCAAGTGACTGAAGATGGCGTACAAGATATTTTAAGTCGTTTAGAGCTTCGCTCTTCAACTGCATATTTGAGCCATGTGTCCCAGCATTTGCTTGCGTATCCATTTCCTTCTTTACCTTCCAATGTTACTATTTCGTAAAGGTTAGCATAGCCATCACGATTGTGTGTTGCGAAAATCAATGAAACAATTTCACCATTATCTTCATATGCCATGGGTGGTGCTTTATCGTAGTTATGAAAACGATACCACAATGAATGTGCAGCCGATAAGAACTTAGTGTTCTTACCAGCTGGACTGTTTTTAATGAGTTCTTCTACTCTGGTTGAGTTAACTAGCAACATGTTGGTAATCAACGGCATCTTCAACTGAGACTTTCTCAATCATCATTGCAAGTTTGTCGTCAAATGTAATATAGTGATTCATCAAAACCTTAACTGGAAATCCTCCAACTTCGGCACGTTTAGCAATATCCTCAGTAGAAGTAATTATACTACCATTTGGAATAGAAGTCAAGTACAATGGACGTTTACCATTACGATAAAACCTGATTGTTTTGTTTGTTCGTAATTCAACTACACCCATTGACATGTTTGGGAATTCACGTAGTGGATCTTCAGAATGCAAAACCAATTCACTATCATTTTTAGTAATGCAGTCATAGCCGTATAGTTCTTTCCAATTCTCTGGTAGTTCTTGAGTGATAACTCCATTGTGAACAATTGATTTATTGGACGTATACAAAGGTTGGTTATACTCTAAATCAGACGTGGAATAACGACAATGTCCTATTAGATAAAGATTACCATCGTTAGCTATCATGCTCGCAAGATTATCATCGTGTAGATGCTTGTCCACAAACTGATCTGCTGGAATTGATTCCTTGATAGTTTCGATTCCAGATGACCAGTTCGGTAGGAATGAGATACCTGTTGCATGCATTCCACGAATCTTGGACTCATGGAATACCCTACGAATCATAGCAAAGTCCTGCTTGGTGGGTTCAAGCACGATGGAACCAATAACTGCACACATCAAAAGAATCCTTCCAATGAATTCGCTTTCTCTGCTTCTGGATGATACTTCATCAGAACATCATGACCTAGTCTTCGTTCTAGGTATTCATACCATTCCTCAGAGTCCCACATCCCAGGATGGATGCCATTCCACAAATGACGATCTGTTCCATCTTCATACTTGTGACCTGGATGTTCTTTGTTGAGTCTACGTTCTTCAACATAGTCATAACGACAATCTTCGTATTCTTTGCTACCAAGTTCAAGCATCTTCTCACGGAAATAACAAACCAATGAAACACGTTCTGCTTCTTCGTCATTCAAAACGATTGGTGTGTTGCCATGGATAACTTCGTGATTGTTAATCAGAAGCAAGTCTCCAGGTCTTACATTTACTGCCACACGATACTCAGGAGCAATCAAATAGCCACCAGAGTAATTACCATTGTTAGAAAGAACCAACAGATTGGATAATCCTGCATTTAAGTCACCAGCATCTCGGTGTGCAGCAGTGCGGAATGTTTTGTTCACTGTAATCGTAGTGAATGGTGTTCCAGGAACCAAGAAGCGAGGATCCATCTTACGTGCTGCCTGCATCTGATTCTCATAACGCAACGGTAGCAATTTCTCAAATCCTCTAGCAAGAGTCTGTAGGAATGGATAAGCCATCGCAAACTTCTCTGGTTCACGTGCAGTGTAAGAAGTCGCACGACCATAAGGAAGTCGAGGATAACGATCGAACCATCCAGCAATACCAGAGAACACACCATTGGCGTATGTAGTGGCACAGACGTATCGTTTCTCAATTCGTCTGGCTTCAGCAATCTGTTCTGCTGCAGGTAACTTACGAGTTGCTTCTACCCAATCAGCAAACACAAACTTGTCTTTGGTAACTGCATTGATACCCCACACGTTGTTTCGTGTAGATGGTTTATCAGTCTTACCTTCGTGTTTGCGTTTGATTTCATCAATTGGATCTACTCCAATCATTGCTTTTGGATCTAAGAAATAATCAAGAATGTCTGATTCATACTCAGTCACCCACTCACGATTACCCAATTTCTCTGCACGTGGACCAGCTGCAGCACCACGATTCTGTGTTTCAGTTGCTGCTTCACGAAGTCCAATGTATGCCTGATCTTGTTGCTCTTTAGTAAAGAAGTTCTTACGGAACTTCAATACAATTCGCTCTTCAGAATGTAGTAGTTCTGGATGTCCAGGAATCTCTGGCATGTATACATCCATGTCCTCTTCAATTAGAAGATCGTAATGTTGTTCGTCTACGAACTGTCCAATTAAATGTTCGCAGTCAATCTTTTTATCTGCTACAACTACCTTTACCATTTCTTCTCCTTAAAACTTAAAACCTTCAAAGTTTTCTGTTCTTTGTCTACGACCAAATGTAGACTTGTCAAACATTGGTTCATCATCCTGACCAGCATCAGAGATATTCTCTTGTGCCGATGCTTCAACATCATACAATTTCATCTTCGCTCTATCAATACCAACCACAAATCGTTTAAAATAACTTGGATCGTTATATCGATTCTTCAGCTGTTTAACAAGTATCTGATTTAATCCCTCTAGTTCTTCATTACTCACTAAAGCAAACATGAAGTCAGCAGTCGCAGGAAGACCAAACGATTCAGAAGTATCTTCCAGTCCTGGATCAGAGTTTGTGTAACCAGATCGTGTCGTTTGAGTAGCTGAAACGATTGGAACATTATACTCAACTGCCAGTCCACGTAGTTCTTCTGCAATTGCCTTAACATATGTATAAGAGTTAATACTTCCACCCTGCTTCATACGCTGAGAAGAACAGATATTAAGATAATCTATGAAGATGATATCAGGTTTGAAATCACGCTTCAACTTCAATTCTTCTAACAATGCACGAAAGTGACCAGCATGGGCAGATGCAGTAGGATATTCTTTAACGATTAGTTTGCCTTGAGTTTTTTTGGCAATCTTATCAATACGATTATCAAAAATATCCTTATCAATAACCTTCAACTCATCCATGGTCAGATTCAAGAGGTTCGCATCAATACGTTCTGCGATTCTTTCTTCTGCCATTTCCATTGTTATGTATAATACATTTTTACCCTGTACCAAACATGAAGCACCAACGTGACACATGAACAAAGATTTGCCAACACCAGTCCCCGCAAGTGCAATGTTCAAAGTTTTCTTAGATAAACCACCCTTAGTAATCTTGTTGAACATCTCCAAGTCGAATGAAATCTTCTCTTCAACTCGATGATAATATTCAAAACGTGAACCATGGTCATCCAAATAATCGTGGCCAACGTGACTATCAAACGATACTGCCAATGCATCAGATAAGATAGATGGTAACGCATCTTGTGTTAGTGTTTTATCTCGACCATCAATAATCGAAATGGATTTTAGGATAGCGTTATAGACTGCTTTATCCTTACAAAACTTTTCAGTATTTTCCATCATCCAGTCTTCATTGACTGGTTCGTGTTCCAGCTTGCCGATGAATTCGGTTAGTTCAAGTGCTTCCTTGTCATTTAAATCTTTACGATTCGACACTTCGATTGACAAGACTTCTTTTGTGGCTGGCTTGTTGTATTGGTTAAAGAACTTAATAATTTCTGATGCAAGGATTGCTTCCTTACGATCTTGAAAATAATCTTTCTTAATGAAGGGAATTACTTTTCGACAATAATGCTCATCATAAATCAGATTCGTTAGAATCTTTTGTTCTATTCTCATCAACTCCGCCTGTGTAAATTAAATTATTTTGTGCTATACCTTCGTGGAGTAGTTCTTGCAGAATATCGCCAATATATTTTTCAAATGGTTTTTTATCTGTAAACTTCTTACCACTATCTTCTAGAATTTCATAATCAAACTTTAGATGAAGAGTATCATTTTCTTCATCTTCTTCAAATTCAATCTTTCCATAAGCGTATATTATACCATCAAATGGATGTTCTGTCAACTTTATCGCGTCCAATCCTGTATATTTGGACTGCACAACAACATAAGGTTTATTCAACATCTTCAAAATCTAATTCTTCCAATGCTTTGTCTAGATCGCTACCATTTACCATATCTACTTGACCGATTGAATATTTGTTCTTAACAAAGTCATAAAAGTCTTTGTTCATTAAGATCGGCATCCAAAAATCTTTGGAGTCAGTATCCTTTTCACGATAGTTTTTCTCCTCACCCACTCGCTGGTACCAACCATTCTTTGGTTTGATTACATGCCCACTCTCGAGTGCGAGATCCAATAAACCAGACCACTTGCTGATACCACCATCAAAAGATACAGAAACAGGTATTTTAGATTTTTCTTTAACATATCTCGATTTTTCTACATTAATGATAAAGTTGTAGCCAGTAACTTCGGTTCCATCTTTCTCTTGCTGACGCCCAAGAATAAAGATGTTGTCCGCTGAATAATAACTTCCTGTGTTGTGTGTAACTACTCCATTTTCTAGAACATAATGTTCAGCACCACCAACAGAAAGGTCATACACCTTTCTTTTACCAACGGGTTTGATATTTTTAATTTTCATTTCGGTTTCCTTTTACAATTATCATTGTGCCACCTCTTTAGGTTTGATGGTGTAGTTATTATATCGCAATACAAACATTTATATGTTTTCTCTGGGGTTATTTTTCTTGGATTTACCCAATCGCTCGAATTCAATCTATAATCAGAATAAGGAACACGAACAATCTCTTTTGTGACTATGTTCTGCAACATAACAAACCCTTTGCGACCAATTTTCTTGCGATGTTCTTTTGTTTTCGGTTTCTTTGCAACCTTTTCAATCCATTCCTTAATTTGGTCATCAGTTTTATATGATTTACCTGAATGTATTTCAGATAAACGGCGTTTAGTTTCTTCACTATGAGTTTTGCCATAAAAATTGTTACCAATACCAGAATATTGAGTAATCAAATGTTTTCTTCGTTCTTTTTTGCAATATTCAAATAGATGAGAATTTATAGTTCTAGAGTCCTGACCCTTTCCAATTCTACTCATATTATGCCAAGCGTGGACTAAGTTAGAAGTTCTGTGTATCTTATACAATAACCAATGCGCCAAATAATGTTGTCTAGCAGTTAATTTTACCAAATTTTCAGGTGAGTCTCCACCACCAAGGCATTTTGGAATAATGTGATGTAGTTCTTTATATTCATCCGATTTTGGGTTTACTCTAGCGTCAATTATAAGTTTGTCATAAATTTTCGAATAGTTCATACAATCCTCCTATATGAACTATTTATAAAATCTGAATCTTAGTATTCTGCTGACTCCATACCAATAGCTAAATCCTTCGCTTCAATCCAATAGCCTTCAATTAAAAACTTATGTTTGTCTGAACAGACGACTTTATATCCATCTTCAAATTCGATTTCATAACATTCAGGTTCACCATCTTCTAGGGTATCTGGGTTCCAAATAGCAGTAACCTCTTTATCACCATCTAGGGTTTTAACAATTTCTCCAACAGTAAAATCTTCAACAGATTTCTGGGATCCATCAGCAAGTTGAATTTTGGTTCCAGCAACTAAACAGCCACCACCAACGATATCTTTGGGAAACATTCCAATCTCTTTATATGTATGATTCACTACAACCATAGGAATGTCTTTTAGGGTTAAGTGAGGTGTTACCATACGGAACAATGACTTCATCTGTTTAGCCCGACTCATGTCTGCAACAGACTTCTGATCCAACGCATCTTCAACTTCTTTCTTGGAAGCCAAGTTACCGATGGAGTCAATAACAATCATGACACGCTCACCACGTTCAATGTTTTGTAGCTGTTGCATAATGTCAAACTTCAACTGCTCAACATCAGTAACTGGTGTATGAACTACACGCTCAGTATCAATTCCAAATGCATCAAAGTAAGACTGCGGAGTACCAAACTCAGAATCGTAGAACAACAATGCAGCATCTTCATATTTGTCTAAGTATGCACGAGCCATTAGTAAACTAAAAGCAGTCTTAAAGTGTTTACTTGGTCCAGCCCACATTGTCAGTCCTGGAGTTAAACCACCATCAAGACGACCAGATAACGCTACGTTGATGACTGGAATGGTAGTAGGAATCATATCCTTCTTTGTGAAGAACTTTGATTGCGCAAGGATAGCAGTATCCTTGATTGTGGAATTTTTCTTAATCTTTTCTAGTATTGACATATTAACCTTTCACCAATTCAATTAATTTGATTTTACTTCTAAGTGGTTATTATACTTTATTTTATCTTGCAAATCAAGTTTGTTTTGCGGATTATTTGGATTATGCTCTACATCAAATACAAAAGTAATTCGAGTGCAGTCTCCAATATTTACTGTTCCATGTTTTAATTTATTATTGAACCACAAAAATGTTCCTGGTTGTACATCTACATATTCATCTCCAACAAAGTAACGATAAGTTCCTTGAATGGCTAAGTGGTAGCGGTCTCTAGTTTGATAGTATGTGCCCTCATCAATATGTAGTCC